CCAATAGCAATTGAGTTCGCACCTTGTTCTGTCTCACCTGCGTTTGAACCAATAGCAATAGCCATTTCACCTTGGCTTGTCACACCAGCCAACCGACCAATACCAATAGACGCCGCACCGTAGGCATCGTATGATTCAGAGCCAATATGCACTGAATTCTTTGTTGGGTCTCGGTTGAGGATTGTAATGGAAGTGTTCGCTTCAATGTTGCTATCAATAACAAAGGCAGCGTGAGCATTTTCAAACAAAATAGTCTCAGTTGTCACATTTCCATTGAGTGAAGCATCTTGAATATTGACGCTCAAGTTTGATAGGAGAGAACCATCACCAATATGGTAAAACGCAGTCACATTACCGTAAATGTTGAAGGTCTCAATCAAGTTGGAATGATCCACAGAATCCACAGTAAGGGTGGTGTCATACGCAGAATTCAAAGTCTTAGACAAGATGAATTCATTGCTTGAGTTTTTGTAAAACAATGCAACATTGGAATCCATTTGCTCCATCACAATACCAGTATCATTACCCACACCAAAGTTGGTATTACCCAAATGAATGATTGGATCATCCACAATTAAATTCTCTACACCCACCGCTACAAAGTTTCCATCTGCCTTAAGATTTCCAGTCACCCACAAGGAACCATCAATGGAAACTAAATTTGGTGACATTGTCATCACAGTGTGATCCACAATCTCATTATTCGCAGTGTATCCCAAGACATTTGCCGCCAAATCATCAACATGTCTGATTGGCTTAATGTGTAGAGTGTTGCTCTCAAACGCCTCTAACGCCTCGGGTGACGCATTCAAAATAATTGAATTTTCAGGTTGTGAATTTGTCCCTGCCAATGAACCGATGGCAATAGTATTGGCACCCTGGTTGTTTGAACCCGCATTATAGCCAATAGCAATCGCTGACAAATTCTGTGAAATCTCACCCGCACCAGTCCCAATCGCAATGGAATCTGTTTGTTGTTCAAAATGCCCCGCCTTGGAACCAATCGCTATGGTTCGCGAATACCAATTACCCTCGTAATTGGCAGAGCCTATTTTGATCTGTTTCTCCTCGTCGCCATAAATAATCAACCCATTTGAGGTTGCAATGTTTGCAGTCACTTCAAACGCTGTTGTCGCATTCGCCAAAATCAATGTTCTAAAAGTATTTGCATCTAACTCCGCTATTGTTTGCAAATTACTTGTAATATTTGACAAATACCGACCATCACCGTGATAATAGTGCGCAGACATATTGCCATTTAGAACAAACACATTCTCCTCGGGATATAAATCTTCAAAGTATGCTATAGAACTTATATCCACCAAATGTTCAGGATTACTATTACCGAAACCAGTCATACCCCAAGGTACAATAAAAGCAGTTGGATAACCGTCAAATATAACGGTTTCCATTGTTGTGTTTCCAATTTCTGTAATTGCATGCAAGTTCATGACAATATCAATTGAACCGAGATCGTACAATTGTTTCGCTACTGGGTCATAACCCACCACATTGGACGCGTACTTATTAAACTCCAGGTCTGTCACAAGAGTGCCTGAACCTCCTCCAGCCTTCACCATATTTTAGAATAGAGTTAGAAAATTATATTAATTCGCATACATCAATGCCGCTTGGCCATTTTGAACCCGAAGGATATTATAACTTATAGCGTAAGTTGGGTATGTAATAGCATAATATTCACTATGAAGCTTGAAGCTTGAAACTCTACTAAAATTGAGGCAACCTGTTGGTTGAAGTTGGGTAACAGATATACCGAAAGCGTACATCATTACATCAGGAATCTGTGTGTTGTTTGAATGATAATAAGCAGGGATGTGCACAAAGTGTGGAATACAATATTTCCAATCTGTCATATCTTCGCCATTTATAGACATTTTCATTCGATTGTAATTTACATTAATGTCACCATAAAGTCGTGTATCTGAGTTGATAATACATTTGACGGGATGATTAAATGTTAATTCCTGTACAAAATCACCAGATGCCTGGGTCTCCTGGACTTGGGTCATTAACATATCAAGGGGTCGTGATCTCAAGGATTGTCTTTCTTCTTCGCCCAAATGATAGTAATTGGCGTAGCATTCCCAATCATAGAATTCTGCATCCCGAGCCCAATACACTCGTACTTCCACATCATGGTATTGCATAGCACACAAGGGAAGGGAAGATTGAACATTTTCACAGAAAAAGAACCTAAATGGGAAGAAATAAGAAGTTCCTGAAAATCCTTGGTGGCAACCATAGAAACTCTTACTAATGTTGTTTGCCAAGAAATCAATAGCACACGCCTCTGTAAAGAGTGAGGTTTGGCGATCTATCAATCTACCACCAATATACAATTCGACATAATCAACCAAAGTACTCCAGTCACCGGATGCATACGCTTCTTCGTATGTAGGATCAGATGGGGCGATGTACATATATCCCACTAAATCACCCTTCTTTTCAACGGTGATGGTTGAAAATGTTCCAGCCTTGGGTTTCCCTGTCAATCTCAATTTTTAAACACCTTGACTGAAATTTGTGTGTCTTTTATAAGAACTGTTAAAAAATGAAATTTCTGGGTCACCAGTCAAATGAACATCCTGAGCTCCAATCGCGACCAAACGCTGAATAGCCGTTGAACTCATACTAATTTAATTATTAATCATATTTTTTTAATGGGTAATAAAACATGATTGACAATTAGAATTTTCATGGAAGAATGACACTTGGGCTCATGCACTTGAATTGAAGAACAAGAAAATGTTCATCGCTCGCTTGTGCTGGTTCAGGTATAGTATTACCTGTTTGGTCTAACAAAGAAATTGTTAATCTATCAACCCGACGAATTGGACTTGGGTATTCATGGGAGATTTCATAATGATCTCTCTCTTTAAACATAATAAGTTGTTCGCTTCCTGTATGTTCTGAGGGAGTTACAATACTTCCAAACGCACCCCGAACCCTGGAAATTTCATTTGCCCCATTGTATTCAGCGGAAGCTCTTTCACTAAACATTGTTTTTAATTCATCTATGTCCACATACAAATGTTGAACAGCATCACTTGTGTGAATATGAGTACTCAACAACTTAGCTTGAACAACATTCTTTAATGGTTCATTTAAATAAACCGAAAAAGTATTTTTACTCGCCTGACCCAAAGTATCAACTGTGACCGTGAAATAATCAAATTTATTATCAGGGAAATTCATTATACTATATAATTGGTTTTTTTATTTTAAATAAGTGGCTCACCAATACCACCAACAACTTCGTAGTCAGATTGGTCGTAGACAATCTTTTGGATACCACACGCACCCCCTGGGGTTAAGTCCTTAGTATATGGAGAACCATTCTTCGCTCCTGGAACACACTCCAAAGTGTAGGGGAGATCCACAATGGAATCGGTGTTTTTCTCCTTGATTTGGATTTCACGGAGAGCGTAGGTGGAAGAACCCTTGAACATTTGAAGTAGAACGGCAAGGGCAAAAATTATAACAATCCATCGCAAAATTTGTTTATTGGTCTTGTTCATACCAAACATCTTGTATATATTTGTATAAGAAAAAAAGTGAGTTAAAAACGAAAAGATAATTTAAAGCATTAGAGTATAATGGAAGAAATTGTCATCGACAAAGGTGAGGCACCTACCATGAACTTTGACGAAGATGAACAGCGCCTGTGGGATGAAATTCATATTTCTAAAAATAAAAAAACAAAAACCCCAAGACGCCCAAGTTCTACCATGAAAGCTCCCCCCGTAGAGGACGATGATGATGAGTTAGATGCTTTTGTAAATCCAATGAAACAACAAGCCGAAAAACCCCCACAGCCCATGTTTGGTAATCAGCAAAACGAGGGTTACGGTGACGATGAAGATGATATGATGGATTATCAATCAGAAGTGGGAAGTTTGACAAGGCAACCACAAGGAGAAAAACCATCTACTGGATATTTTAGTGTAGACGATGAGAAAGCTGACCTGCTAAACAAACTCACTAGATTAGAAAAGAAGGGTTTCACTATAAACAAGCGTTTGAATGCCTATTCAGATGTCAATGAGATGAGAGCGGAATACAAGCGTATTATGTATGGAATAGAAGTAGAAGGTTCCATCAAATTTTCCAGGAGAA